CTTATTTTTTTGTTCCTTTAAATATTTGTGTACCCTTTATACCGTAAATACTAGCAACTACAAGTATCCATAAATTAGTAAACCATTTTGGAAGTTCAGAAAACATCTCAAAAAATAGCTTTACCTTGTCCATTGCTGTAGGGTCATCCGATACCACTGCCCAAGCTAAAATTGCTATAGGCAAACTTAAAATTATTAAAACTGCCTCGTCCTTCCAATCTGATTGCCTAGCTTCTAACAATTTACCTTGGTAAGCTTCCTTACCTTCAGCCATACGAGATGCGTGCATAAGCTGTGCATCTGACATAGCTATCTTCGTCTTCTGCTTATTAGCGTAAATTTTACTACCAGCAGAGACGGCTAATTTAATTGCCGAAAACCACATATTAGTACCAGGTTACGTCTTTTTGTTTTCTAGCAGCTCCAGATCCTTTAACAGGGTTTTTATTCATCATATTTTTATCTCCTAGTTATATTGTTATCTTATTTTGAGTCTTTTTTAAAGCTATTTGACATTTGTTGTTTAACAATTGACGTTTGAGAACGTAATTCCGCTAAATCTTCGTTCTGTTCTAGCTTATCATCGCTAATTTCTTTAGCTTGCACTAATTTTGCCCTATCAATGTTGAATTTTTCGTCATCTGCTTCTGCTTTACGTTGATTTTCCATTGCTCTAAGGTCAACTTCTCTTGATTTTAGTTTTAATAGAGGGTCTGAATCAAATTGTGACGTAATTTCTTTTTCTTCCTTCATAAAATCAGCCATTGACTCTGCAATTAACACAGCTTTTCTTGCTTCCATGTCCATATTCATCTGTTGTAGCTGTTGTTGAGCTTGTGGATTTGCTTGTGCTTGTTGTTGCAACATCTGTGCTTGTTTTAACATGTCTGCAAACTCTAATTCAATTTGTTCTTGAGCCATTAAACTTATGTGTTCTAAAATATTTTTATGCATCGCCGCCATTACTGGTGGATTGTTTCTAACTAAATTAGTTGCCATAAAATTTAAGTGCGCTGTTATATGTGCTGTATGATCTTGTCCTCTGTAAGCTTGAAAAGGTTTACCACCTAGAGCATCAATGTGTTCTAGCGCAGGATCTTTTGGTGCTTTTGGAGCAGGTGGTGGTAATATTTCATCAATGTTTTTTACACCTAATGCTTGATACATATTTCTATAAACTTGATTTAAGTTATGTATTTGTGGATTTGACGTAGCTAATTGTAATTCTGTTTGAGCCAAAGATATTCTTTGTGTCATAGAAAATATGTTTGGATCTGCAACAGGTAAAATATCTACTCTGTCATCAAAATCAGTTTGTTTAATTGTTTTTTCACCGCCAACAACATCATAAGGATATTCTGGTGGTAGATAACTTTTAAATACGTTCGCTAATAATTTAAATTCTTTTTTAAGACCTGAATATAATCTTTTGTGTATAGCAGACATTACTCTTGATCCACGTTCTAATAATGCAACTGTTGTTCCAACAGCAGCTTGTTGATTACCGTCACCAACTTGCATATCTGCAATAGATGCAAATCTTTGTCCTGCTTGAACAACTATACCCATTAATTGTAATAATGTTTGTGATGGTTCTTTGTAAGGTAATGGATAAAACGCATCTCTTAAATTTCCACCCGGTGCATCTACATCTTTAAACTCACCTGGTTGAATTGGCGATGCTTCATCTCTAACTCTCACACCTCTTTGTTTAAAACCAGCCGGTAAATTTGATAATGTACCTGCATCCAACAATTGACGGAGAGCAGCCGTTGCCGTTCTACTTAATCCGCCAATCATATGGATTAATCCAAGTCCGTAAAACCCAAGTCCTGGCAGAAATTTAAAGTGGACAAAATATTGAATTTTATTTTTCGTTGGATCATTTGGATCAAAGTTTCTTCTAATAGAAAGAACTTTTCCGCTACCTTCTTCAATCGTTACAATGTAAGGTAATTTTATTCCTGTTGGTTCATTGTTTTGTCCAACATCTTCG